TTGAGCAAGATTTGATACAGCGTTTATTGCTCCAACAATAGGACCAATGCCTGGTACAAATGAAAGTGCTGTGCTAACGATTGGATTACTAACAACCTTTGTAACTGTATTAACAACACCGCTTACAACTTTACCAACAGTATTAACAACACCACTAACTGCTCTTTTAATTCCTCTGAATATACCACCAAATATAAACTCTGGTAATTCTCCACCCTTGTTAAGACCTAAAAATCCCCAACCAAATAAACCTTTCTTCTTTTTATTCTTATTTGCATCATAATTTATCTTGGGTAGTTCATCTTTAGGTTTTGTAATTTCCTTTGCATAATCAAGTGCTTGAGTTAATTTTTCAACTTTAGGTTTTGAAGGACCTACAAATATATTACCATAACCTAATGTTAGTGCATTTTGCCACCAATTTAAACCTTTTTTACTATTTTCCTTGTTTAACTCCTTTTGGTAATGCTGAATTGTTGCCTCACTACCAGTTTCCAAAAATCTCTTTTGAACTCCCTCTTCCAACTTCTTATCAGCAGCTCTTTTCAAGGGTTTATTAATAAGTTCATCAGCAATTTTATTGACACTGTAATCAAGCACCATCCCTATACCAAAACCCTTCGCAAAATTAGTTGCACCTGATGCAATACTACCAGGACTAACTTTTATATTTTTAAGATTTTTAAGTAAACCTTGACTCTGTTGAAAAGATTTTGTGACGTTAGGTTTTACAAAATTTGGTTTTACATTTCCACTTTGAGTTACTTTATTTTTATTAAAAAGATTAGTAAATATATTACCCTTTGTAGCACCAGACTGAGTTATTTTAGTAGTCTTTTTGAATGCATTAGTTAATCTATTAACAAGACTTGGTTTACTACCAGAACCAGTAATTTGTGTCTTTCCTCTAAACTTATTGAAAAACTCACGAACACTTCTCAAAGGACCTGCTGATCCACCACCAGATTGCGTGACTTTGGGGCTAAATCTATTTCTTGGTTTGAATCTCTTATTAAAACCTCTGGGTATACAACCCTTTGCTCTAGTAAGAATACCAGCACCACTGATAATATTTGCTAAAAATATAATGTCAGTAATAATACTGAATGGATTCATCAGGTATTTCAACCCAATAATACCTGTCATCATTTTACCAAGACCTTCTACCCTTCCAAGGAAAGAACTTTCACTACCAAATAGTTGATCAAAACCATCTAGCAGATTATCTTTGATAATCCAAGCACCAAAATTAAATACTTTTTCCATTACGAAAGCGGTTCTATCTAAAAATGTAGATAACGCTTTTATATTATTCTCATCTTCTGCCCATTTAAGAAGATCATTCATTAATGCAAGAGCACCAATCTTTATGAAAAGATCAACAAGTGGTTGTAGTGCTTTGCCAATCCATCCAAATGTACCCTTAAGGAAACTTCCAAAATCCTTGCTTTTATATTTTATTTTACTTTTCTTTTTAAAGTATTCTGATAAATTCTTTTTACCTGCAACTGATTCTTGGAGAGCTTCTGCCTCCGCATCCATCTGTCTTCTTTTCTCTCTTCTTTCTGCTATTTCAGCTTTATCTAATGCCTTTACTCTTAAATTTGTGATTTTATTAATATCTACAACCTGACCACCTATACCACTTATAGCTGACCCTAATCTATTTGTAGCAAGTAACGATTGTCTAGCTGCAGCAATTTCTGGAGCAGATGATTTACCTGCACCAGGACTAACAAACTTATAGACTTGTAACTTAGCCATTTACTGTTGTGCTTGTTGCTCCTTCATTCGTTTTTCTTCCTCTTTTAGGAAATTGATTAACATGTTGACATACAACTCCTTTTCCCAAGGCATGAGATTGTCAATATATTGCATATCCCATTTATGATGATGAATTAAAGCAAAATTGCTTTCATAATACCCTTTTAGGTCTTGATGAAGGAGTGCTATGCGAAAAAAGACGCTAACCCTTCCAGAACTACTTCACTTTCAACATTTGTTTTAGGATTAGTAACTTTAACAGTATGAGACAGTTTAGGCATAGTTTCAAAGAACTTTTGAATCATAGTGAACTGTTTAGTGTCCATTGAATCAAAAAACTCAAGAATCTCTTTTTTAGGTGTGTCTGCACAATCATATACTTGCTCAGTATCAGAAATTGTTTCGAGACAACTAGATGCCATGTCAAAAACCTGATCCATGCCAGCTTCTTCACCAGTAAAGTTCATTTGAATGAACGTATCTAGTTTTGGATATCCCATAGTAATGGTTACTTCATCAGAGATTTTTAGATCCTTTTTATGTCCTCTAGTCTTAGTGACTTTGATTTGATCCAAAGGAATTTGAACCTCAACAGGAGTTTCTCCATCATCAGGGCAAGTGACTGTCAACTTAATAGTTTCACCAACAGATTTAGTTCTAATCTGTAAGAAAATGTATTCTATATCAAATGTTGGTAGTTTATCAACATCTTGAACGTCAGTACATGCTGTAATGATGTCTGTAACTGCTGTAATTAGGTCTGATTGTTCACCAGATTCAGTTGCTAGTAGTAGAAGTTTTTCTTCTTTTACTAAGAAAGGTCTGTAATTTACAGTTCTTCCATCAGAAGGCAACTTAATTTTGTACTTAGGTACATTCAGTTTTGGTAATGCCATGAAATTATATTTCAATTCAGTAACTTTATTTAGGCAAAAACCCTAGGGGTCAAATTTTTGGCGGGATTTTTTTTGCCCTTTTCTGGGAACTAAAAGTCGAATTTCGTTTTAGAAAGTTCCAGTTCCCGTATTAATTAACTGAGGTAAGAAGTCTGAAGCCTGTGTAGTGTTCTGTCTAAACTTGAACTTACCTTCATCAGTGAAGTCATCCTCAACAGCAACACGGTATCTTTCATATAAAAACCCTACTGTAAGAGTCATTGCTCGTGAAGAATCGTTATTCAACTGAACAGATCCAATATTATATGGAAAAATATTACGGATTTCAAACATCGCTGTGACTTTATGTTTTCTAGCAAGTAACAAAGGGTCTCCAATTTTATTAACAAATCCCATCAACTTTGAATCGTTACTAACATAGTCACCTCCACCTCTTTCCCATTTATATACTCTTAAGGTAGGGCAAATATAGTTATCATAAAACTCTGCCATTTGATTTGAGTCTGGTACCATTCTAGAGACCCATCTTTCAAAAAATATACGAGTCTGTTGAGATTTAGGCATGATGAAAGTCATATTCAACTGACTATATGCTGAAGCAGTTGCATATTTAACAGTAGAACCAACGTTAGTTACAGCACCAGTAGTAACTTGTCTACTTGGTAAGTTAACTGTCTGACAATACATATTCAACAAATCTCTCATCTTGGGTTCACCAGGATTCAATCTTGTAGTTTGACTTCCTCCTTTTATAGTCAAGTTATTCTGTAATATTCTTGGCGGTGCAAAGTGAACCGAAAATAAGTTACCATAACTCGGTTGCTGATCATATTTTTTACTGAACGCAAGAAATTCCTGATAGGAAGGATACTGTGCTTCTTCCGACCTTAATGCCGATGATGACTGAAATCCCTGTTGATCAGCTACTAATTGATTGGTAGCAGCAGTGATTGCTGAAAAAATACTTCCAAATACCATTAGACTTTTAACTCCTTCTCAGTAATTAACTTAAATTCCCAGTTGTTATCTTTGCAGAACTCGGTTGCTGCTTTCCACTTTGCTTGGTTGACACTCCATGTAACAACCTCATTAATATATCTTTTTGTAATTCTCTTTTGAGTTTTAGGTTCCCTTGTTTGTTTTAGGGGTTTGACCTCGACTAAATACTTCCTGTTCTGGATTTTAACGTAAAAATCTGGGAAGTATCTGTGTCTTTTACCATCAACAGGAGAAATGTAAGGGATTATGATCTCTTCACTACCCCATTCCTGTATGGAAGGAGTAATATCACACCATTTCATAAATTTATATTCCCAAGATGACCTATAGATGACATTACTTGGGTCACCTTTGTACTTTCTAGGAAAGTTAGGTCGATATTTCCCTTGATATCGCATAAATACATAAAGATCCCATAATATTTAGGCACTTTACCCTTGTCAGTATTCAAAGACGATAATAGATATAATCTCACTATGAGATACCCTTACAAGGCTCCTGTGTCTAGTGCGGAAAATTTCTTGGGAGATGATGCCACGGGTTCTACTGGCATGATTGACTATTTAAAGATTCGTAGACAGAGAACAACATATAGA